CGGCGCATGCAGAACCGGGCACGGGTCAACGACGCGGCCAAGGCCCTGATGCTGGCCTATGCCCGAGGTGCGGATCTGGACCAGCTGGCCGCCAATGTGAACCTGCAGCGGCTGGTGGTGCAGGCCGAGGATCTCAATGCAGTGCCTCCGGTCGAGCGCGTCCTCGAGGCGGACGATGCGCTACGTGAGCGCGTGCAGCTGGTCTATGAGGGGCTGACCACCGCAGGACCGCGCAACAGCTACATCCTGCATGCCCGCAACGCCTCCGGGCGGGTGGCGGACGCGACAGCCGAAAGCCCGGCCCCGGCCGAGGTGGTGGTTACGGTGCTGGACCTGGAGGGCGCGGGCCTCGCGCCACCGGAGCTGCTGGAGACTGTTCGCGCATACCTGAGCGACGACGATGTGCGCCCGGTGGCCGATCGGCTCACGGTCCAGGCCGCCGAGATCCTGCCGTACCGGGTCGAGGCCCTGCTGTACAAGGCTGGCACGGGACCAGAGAACGAAGCCATCCTGGCGGCATGCAAGGCTCGGCTGCGGGCCTGGGTGAATCCCCGGCGCCGGCTGGGACTGGAGGTTTCGCGGTCCGGGATCGATGCCCAGTTGCACATCGACGGTGTGAGCCGGGTGGAACTGGTGGGATGGACGGACATCCGCCCCACGAAGGAACAGGCCGCATGGTGCGAGGCGATCGACGTGGCATGGGGTGGCTGACATGAAAAGTCTGCTCCCCGTGAACAGCACCCAGCTGGAACGCGCCGTCGAGGTCGCCACGGAAGAGCTGACCGATATCCCACTGCGAACCCTGTACAACCCTGACACCTGCTCGGCGCACCTGCTGTACCAGCTGGCGTGGGCCTGGTCGGTGGACCGCTGGGACGACACCTGGTCGGAGGCGGTCAAGCGCTCGGTGATCCGTTCCGCGTTCTTCGTGCATGCGCACAAGGGCACGATCGGCGCGCTTCGCCGGGTGGTCGAGCCGTTCGGCTACCTGATCGAAATCAACGAGTGGTGGGAGCAGGTGCCACGGGGGACGCCGGGCACCTTCGGGCTGAAGATCGGCGTCTCGAATGGCGGCATCGATGAGGAAACCTACCGCGAACTGGGGTTGCTGCTGGATGACGCGCGCCCTGTCAGCCGCCACCTGACCGCCCTTCAGATCAGCCTGGAAACCAGCGGTGCTTTCTACGTGGCGGGCTCGCTGAGCGAAGGCGACGTACTGGACGTCTATCCGCCCGTGCAGCGCGACATTGTCGTCACCGGCGCCATATGGCGCGGTGGCCGGGAACACACAATCGACACCCTGGACATTGCTCATGGTTGACCAGAACTCACAGTTTTACGCCATCCTCACCAACGTGGGAGCGGCGAAGCAGGCCAATGCGGATGCCTTGGGTATCCCTTGGCGCATTACCCAGATGGGTGTGGGCGATGCCAACGGCACCGACCCAACCCCCAACGCCACCCAGATCGCCCTGGTGAACGAGTGGCGCCGGGCGCCGCTGAACCAGTTGAAAGTGGATGACAAAGACCCGTCGATCATCGTCGCGGAGCAAGTCATCCCGGCAGACGTCGGTGGCCGCTGGATCCGGGAGATCGGTCTGTACGACGCCGACGGTGACCTAATCGCGGTGGCCAACTGCGCGCCGACCTACAAGCCCCTGCTGTCCCAGGGCTCGGGGCGCACCCAGGTGGTGCGGATGAACCTAATCGTGAGCAGCTCCAGCAGCGTGCAGCTCAAGATTGATCCGAGCGTGGTGCTGGCCACCCGCGAGTGGGTCACCGAGGAGCTGGCCCGCCAGGATTTCAAGCACTCGGCGGTAGCTGCGACGACTGCTGCGATTGTCCTGAGTGGCCTGCAGACGGTTGACGGGGTAGCGCTGGAGGCCGGCGCGCGAGTGCTGGTCAGGAACCAGGCGGCGGCCAAGGACAACGGTTTGTATCTGGTCGCCGCTGGCCCGTGGGTGCGTTGTGCTGATGCGGATGCAAGTGCCAAGGTCACGCCGGGGCTGCTGGTGTTGATCGAGCGCGGGGTGGCCAACGGTGACAGCGCGTGGCAACTGGTCACCGACGGCCCGATCACCTTGGGCGTTACCGGGTTGGCCTTCGAAATGGCCTGGGGCCGCACCGGTGTCACGGCGGGGACTTACCGTAGCGTCACGGTCGACCGCTACGGTCGAGTGCTCGGTGCCACGAACCCGACCACGGTCGAAGGCTACGGCCTGACCGACGTGTACACAAAGACTCAGGTCGACCAGGCGCTGGCGGGTAAGGCGCCGCTGGCCAGCCCGGACTTCACTGGCATACCGAAAGCGCCCACGGCGCCGGCCGGTACCGAAACCACCCAGTTGGCCAACACCGCATTTGTGGCAGCGGCGATCCGTGCGCTGATCTCCAGCGCGCCCGGAGCCCTGGACACGCTCAACGAGCTGGCGGCAGCGCTGGGTAACGATCCGAATTTTGCTGCCACTATGACCAACGCCCTGGCCGGCAAGGCCGGCAAGTCCACCACGCTGGCCGGGTACGGTATCCTAGACGCTCAGGCCAAGGCGCAGTTACTGACGGACTTCGTGTTGAATTCAGGTTGGGGCCTCGGCCAGAAAACCCCGCCTTATATGTTGAATGCCAATACGGTGGTTACTACAGGGTTCTACGGCGCGCCCGGTGTGGGGTCGCAGAACTACGCCGATTCTTATTCACCGATGTTGGTGTTTTGTCGAGGCGAATCCGTTGTAGCGCAGGTGCAATATACGCAGGACAATAAACTCGTTTGGCGCGGTAGTTATGACAGCGGGGCGACCTGGGCGCCTTGGGTCCCCGCTTTGCGGATAGGTGACTACGGAATAGGCGCGCAGAACGTCTCAACTCAGACTGATTTGAGAAACTACAAAACAGGCGGGAAGTACATCACACCATCATCGGGTTTGGTCGGACTGCCAGCGGGTTGGGCGCAGGGACGGCACACCTTAGATGTTACCGGCGGGGGTAACTATTGCTCTCAGCAACTTGTCGGCGTCGGGGTGAACGTAGGGCGAGTGGCAACCAATACCTTTGACGGCGCGGTCTGGAGCGGCTGGCGCGAGTCGTTCGACCCTTCATCCTTGGTGGGGTTCGGTGTAGCCCAGGTGCCGCAAAACATGACTGCAAGCCGAGCCTGGGCCACCACTTACACCAATGCCTCCAGCAAAATGCGGGTTGTTTCTGTACATGTTCGCGATCCTGCTGGGGGAAACCTTTCTGCTAGCTTGTATGTAAACGGTGAGCTATGGGCGAAAGCTTATATGTCGTCAGCAAGTGAGACGACATTGATGGCGCTTGTTCCGCCAGGTGGGACATATTCGATATATCGCGAGGATACCAACGACTTGATTGTTAAGTGGACCGAACTGTGATGATGAAATATTACTTGAACAAACAAACGGGTGAGGTTTTCGCCTTCTCGGCTGACGGTTCAGATGCTGCTTTTGTTCATAAGGGCTTGGAGCCGATGAGCGATGCCCAAATTTACGCCCACCTGAATCCCCCGGTGAAAGCCCGTTCGCGGGAGCAGGTGGAGGCGTTGCGTCTAGCGGCGTATGCCAACCCGCTGACCGGCTCGGATCGCTTCTTTGCCGAAGCGCAGCGTGAAGGCCTGCTGGGTCGTGCCGAGGTGGCCGAGGCGGCCAAGTTGGCCGGCCTGCAGCGCTTTGCCGAGATCCAGGCCAGTTATCCGTGGCCGGCTGAATAGCCCCGCCCACGCCCCGCCTTGTCGGGGCTTTTCTTTGTCCGTCCCTGGCCTCGCATCTGCGGGGCTTTCTTGTTTCTGGAGAGCCTATGAGCGGTTTCTTTCACGGCGTTACCGTAACGAACGTCGACACCGGCGCGCGCATCATCGCGCTGCCGTCGTCCTCGATCATCGGCCT